TGAGTTTTTACTGAACCTGCCGTCCGGCACCTGCGATCTGAGGACGGGGGCTGTCCGGGAACACAACGCCCAGGACTATATCACGAAACAGACGGCGGTGGACCCGTCCGGGGACGGCATGGATGTCTGGGAGGACGCCCTCCAGACCTTCTTCCAGGGGGACGCCGACCTGATTCGCTATGTGCAGGAGATTGTGGGGCTTGCCGCCATCGGCAAGGTCTACATTGAAGCCCTGGTCATTGCCTACGGCGAGGGCCGGAACGGAAAATCCACCTTCTGGAACACCATCGCCCGTGTGCTTGGCACCTACTCCGGCAATATGTCCGCAGACACCCTGACTGTGGGCTGCAAGCGCAACGTGAAGCCGGAACTGGCGGAAGCCAAGGGCAAGCGGATGATCATCGCCGCCGAGCTGGAGGAAGGGATGCGCCTGAACACATCCAACGTCAAGCAGCTCTGCTCCACGGACGAGATCTATGCGGAGAAAAAGTACAAGGCGCCGTTCTCCTATGTCCCCACCCACACGCTGGTGCTGTATACCAACCACCTGCCCAGGGTCGGGGCGATTGACCAGGGTACCTGGCGGCGGCTCATCGTGATCCCCTTCAACGCCAAGATTGAGGGCAAGGCCGACATCAAAAACTATGCGGACTTCCTGTTCAAGATGGCGGGCGGTCCTTCAGTGGATCATCGAGGGCGCAAAGCGCGTCATTGCCAGCGATTACAAGATTGCCCAGCCCAGGGTGGTGCAGGACGCCATCCAGAAATATAAGGAGAACAACGACTGGCTATCCCACTTCCTGGAGGACTGCTGCGAGATCGATCCGTCTTATGAAGCGAAGTCTGGCGAGGTTTACAACACCTATCGCAGCTATTGCAATCAGATGGGCGAGTATGCGCGAAGCACCACGGATTTTTACACTGCCATTGAGGCGGCGGATTATACGCGCCATAAGACGAAAAAAGGGATGTTGATTCGCGGATTCCGCTTGAAATCAGAGTTTGAGTAAGCACAAAACGGTAAGGGTGACGGTCAGTGACAGTCTTTCCCTAAAGTCCTCTAAGGACAAGAAAAAATAACATATATAAAGAAATCATGGGAGGACTGTCATAGACCGTCACCAGAAGGAGGTCTTATGAGAGAGAAAACCATCGAACAAAAACTGGTTCAGGCGGTTAAGGCCAAAGGCGGGATTGCGCCGAAGTTCGTGTCGCCGGGATTTTCCGGGGTTCCCGACCGCCTTATCCTATTGCCGGATGGGAAATGCGGCTTCGTGGAAGTCAAGGCCCCTGGCAGGAAACCACGGCCGCTGCAGGAGTCAAGGATACGGCTTTTGCGGGGGCTGGGCTTCTTGGTATTCATCCTGGACGATGAGAGCCAGATCCCGCACATTCTTTCTGAGATCGGAGGTGATGCCGAATGAAGTTCATACCACATGATTATCAGCAATATGCCATCGAGTACATTGAAACACACGAGGTCGCCGCCGTACTGCTTGATATGGGTCTTGGCAAGACGGCAATCACGCTGACGGCCTTGTATGACCTGTTGTTTGACTACTTCGAGATTACCCGCGTTCTGGTGATCGCACCGCTGCGGGTGGCGAGGAATACCTGGCCCCAGGAGATTGAAAAGTGGGACCATCTGAAAGACATCCGCTATTCCGTGGCGGTTGGTACGGAAAAAGAACGGCTGGATGCATTCCGAAGGGATGCGGACATTTACATCATCAATCGGGAGAATGTCCAATGGATGGTGGAAAATGTGCCGTTTGAGTTTGACGCCATCGTGGTGGACGAGCTTTCGTCCTTCAAAAACTGGAACAGCAAGCGGTTCAAATCGCTGATGAAGGTGCGCCCCAGGGCAAAGCGCGTCATCGGCCTTACGGGCACCCCGTCCGGGAACGGGCTGATGGACCTGTTCGCCGAGTTCAAGGTGCTGGATATGGGGCAGCGGCTGGGACGGTTCATTACCAAGTACCGCCAGGACTATTTCCGGCCGGACCGGATGAACGGGCAGGTGGTGTATTCCTATAAGCCCCTGCCGGGAGCAGAGAAACGGATCTATGACAAGATCTCCGATATTACCATCTCCATGAAAGCCGCTGACCACCTCAAAATGCCGGAACTCATAAACAGCGAGTACCGGGTGTACATGGAGGAGCCGGAACAGGCCATTTACGATGAGATGTGCGAGGATCTGGCGGCACAGCTTGATAAGGGCGAGGTAACGGCGGCAAATGCCGGAGTACTGTCCGGGAAACTCTGTCAGATGGCAAACGGGGCGGTCTATACGGATAACGGGGATGTGGAACATATCCATGACCAGAAGCTGGACGCCCTGGAGGACATCATCGAAAGCATGAACGGAAAGCCCCTGCTGGTGGCTTACTGGTACCAGCACGACCTTGACCGCATCGAGGAACGGCTGCGGCTGCGGAAGATCGGCTTTGCAAGGCTGGACTCTGACGCCAGCATCGCAAAGTGGAACCGGGGCGAAATTCCCGTGGCGCTGATCCATCCCGCTTCTGCCGGCCACGGGCTGAATCTCCAGAGCGGCGGCGCCACCCTCTGCTGGTTTGGCATTACCTGGAGCCTGGAACTGTACCAACAGACGGTGGCGCGGCTTTACCGGCAGGGTCAGGCGTCCAAGACCGTGGTCGTACAGCACATCATCACGGACGGCACCATTGATGAGCGCATTATGAAAGCCCTGCAGTATAAGGACAGGACGCAGTCGGCGCTGATCGATGCAGTCCGGGCAAACCTAAGAAAATGAGAGTCAATCAAGGCAAATCCGAGGGAAGCAATTTCTTTTTCGGAGGTAGCGCCTATGAACAAGCAGCAGACGGAAATAAAGGAGTACCTTTCCCAGGCGTTCCGCATTGACCAGCGGATACAGAGCAAGATGGAGCAGGTGGCGTCACTGAATGACCTCGCCACACGGGCAACCGCGACTTATTCGGATATGCCCGGAAGTGAGACGAGAAATCTCCACCGCATGGAGGACGCCATCCTTTCCATCATTGAGCTGGAGGCAGAGATCAACGAGGATATCTGCAAGCTGGTGCAGATGAAAAAAGATATCGTCCATAAGATCAAAGCTGTCCAGAACACGGAGTACCAGACCCTTCTGGAGCTGCGGTATCTGTGCTTCAAATCCTGGGAGCAGATCGCCGTGGATATGGGTTATGAGCTTCGGTGGCTGTACCGGCTCCACCACAGGGCGTTGGACGCCGTTTCCGAAATAAGCCACTAAAAGCCACTGCAATACACCTTGTCCCTGTGATATAGTTAGAATCAGAAAAACAGGACAAGGAACAAGCCTTGCGGGAGCAATCCTGCAGGGCTTTCCTTTTGCCCGGAAAGCGAGGTGCAGCGTGCCAAAGAAACCAAAACGCCCCTGCTCCTACCCCGGCTGTCCAAACCTCACGGGCGGGCAGTACTGTGAGGAGCATGAAGCTGCTGCCCGGAAACGGTACAACAAGTACGGACGCCCCGCTGACAGCAACAAGAAGTACGGTCGGGCTTGGAAAAGAATCCGCGACCGCTATGCTGCGGCGCACCCTTTGTGTGAGATGTGTCTGAAAGAAGGACGGCTGACTCCTGTGGAGGAAGTCCATCACATTGTCCCCCTCTCGCAGGGCGGGACGCATCGGAATGACAATCTGATGTCCCTCTGCCAGTCCTGCCACACAAAGATTCACCACGAGCTTGGCGACCGGTGACCGTGGGGCGGTCAAAATCTCCGGGACCTGCATGAGCGGACAGCGGCCTGGGGCCTCGTGCGCGAAAAAGGCGAAATCAAAAGGGTAATTAAGGGCGGCCGGCTGCGGCTGCTTTATTTTTCAAGGAAAGGGGTGAGAAAATGCCGACAAAATCCAATAACACAGGCGGGCGCGGCGGCGCGAGACCCGGTGCGGGAAGAAAAAAGTCCGCGGTCAAGGAGAAAGCCGAGAACGGCAATCCGGGCGGGCGCAGATTGGAAGTGCTGGATATTCCCGAAGTCGAGGGTGTTGATATGCCAAAGCCCCATGAGTTCCTCTCCGCCGAGCAGCGTGACGGAAGCACGCTCCAGGCGGAGGAGATATACACGGAAACCTGGGAGTGGTTAAAGAAGGTGGGCTGTGCGGCGAAGGTGTCTCCCCAGCTATTGGAGCGGTACGCCATGTGCAGCGCCCGCTGGATTCAGTGCGAGGAGATGACCAACCGCATGGGTTTCCTCTCCAAGCATCCTACCACCCAGAAGCCGATCCCATCCCCGTTCATTAACATCGGCATTAACTACATGAACCAGGCGGTGCGGCTCTGGAACGAAATCTTCCAGATCGTGAAGGAAAACTGCAGCACCGATTATGGGGAGATATCTCCCCAGGACGATTTGATGGAGCGTCTGCTCCGTGCAAGGAAGGGGTGAAGCCATGTTTGAGAAAGTAAATCCGTGCCACCCGGATAAGGTGGCCGACCGAATCGCCGGCGCACTGGTGGATGCGGCGTACAGGAAAGAAGAAAATCCCAGGATTGCTGTGGAAGTCCTCATCGGCCACGGTGTCTGTCACATCATCGCGGAGAGTTCCGTACACATTTCGCAGGATGAGGTGGACGCCATTGTGAAGCGTATCGGCGGGAATTTGCACCCGGATTATGTGGAAGTGCCGCAGGACGGTCACCTTGCCGATAACCAGGCAGACGGTGTCCGCTGCGGTGACAACGGCATCTTCAAAGGAATGCCCGTGACCGAAGAGCAGAAAACGCTGTCCCAGATCGCACAACGCATTTTCTCCGTGTATCCTTATGACGGCAAGTATATCCTGGACGGCGACCGGCTCATTCTCTGTCAGAGCAATGCGCCTTCGGATACGCTCCGAAAGCAGTATCCCGATGCGGAAATCAACCCGCTCGGCGACTGGACGGGCGGCACCGATGTGGACACTGGTGCTGCCAACCGTAAGCTCGGTTCGGATATGGCTGACTCGGTGACGGGCGGCGGTCTGCATGGCAAGGATCTGTCCAAGGCGGATGTGTCCGTCAATATCTACGCTTTCCTCAAAGCGCAGAAAATCGGCAAGCCCGTGACGCTCTGCTGCGCTATTGGGGA